CGTCTAAGTTGCCTTCGGTATCAAACTCTTTTATTACTTTAATAGTGAGTTTTTTGCCTTCCAATTTAACGTCCATCTCCTATTTCCTCTCAAATGCACGGGCACCGATGGTGTTTTCCGCGTCTACTAATTTTAAGCCGCCCGAAGGACGACGGGTTACAGTTTTTAACACTTGCTCGAACTGTTGCCGCAATTCGCGCGGCACTTTAGCTTTCGCTTGTGTCGGGGTTAATACCTCATTTTTGGCGATATTGCCTTGGAACTGACTGGCCAGCGCGATTGCTTGCTCACATGGTATCGACCACGCCAAGTTGCCTGATTTTGACTGTAAGGCCAAACCGGTGTCCGTGGCTCCGTTGGTGATACGGTGCTGCAAGTCGTCCTCGATTGCTTCTAGCCTGGCTTTCGCCGCAACTAAACCGCCCTCAAGGATCCGGCGTTCTATGGCCAACGTTGCCCCGTCCATGGTGTCCATTTCGTAGGGTTCGTTCACGTAGTCGATTAAGTTATAACTTGCTCGCCGTGCTGCGCTACAAGTTCGGACTGCTTTACAGTCACGGCACCAAGGACCTGTGCTCAAACTCGGGTTGGTCACGGCTTCGTGCGCTTTGGCATGCAGCTGGTTAAAATAAGGGCGAAGGTCGGAAAGCATGAAAGACCATTCATCGATTGCGCCTCGCGACTTATAACAAAACGGCTGAACGATGCGAAGGACTACCCTGATATGCTGATCAGCAAGCCCGTCAATATTAAACTCGTTAATAATTCCGGCCATATAGTCGATCAATTGCAGGTTGTCTTTGGCATGGTTTTCTCGATGGCCATTCTTATAATCCCAAAGGTAAATAACACCCTTGGTCACTAGCGGAACACAGCAATCAAGCGTGCCCCAGTTGTCTTTGTGGATTTGAGGCATGAAGACGCGGTGCTCGATTAACATATCCTGCATCGCACCATGCTCTTGAGCGACTTGCAAAACATCGTCCACGAACACTTGCGCACCTTCGGCCATTTCTTCGTCAATAACCACCCCGTTTGGCGCGGCGGTGCCGACCCATTGAAAACAAGAAGGACAACCACCGTCATGTTTCTGCCAACCACGAAGACATTCCTCACCGACCCAATGGACAGCGGTGCCTTTTAAGCTTTCCTCGCTATCCAAATCGGGCGCATGCATATTGGCCATAACCGAACCAGAACAATGACCCCACTGAGGTGCAGAGCTTGGCGCTAGTATGGCGTGCTGTCCGCTCACTCTAACCCGCCAAGGCAAGCGTAAAGATTACGGACATGTTCTTCAATTTTCGCGGCGTCATTAGGCGGGAACAAGTCAGTGACCTGCAGGCCAAGTTTGGCGTAGGCGTCAGTAATGTCGTGCTGATTTAAGTGGCCAGCGGCTTGTTGCGCGGAAACCCAACCCATGAATTCACCACAATCTTTCGGCATTGGTTTTTCATCGGCTGCTTGGTTCTGGCCTCCGAATGCGCCTGAAGTATCAAGCGGAGCGTCGTCTTGTTGCGGGGTGCTATTGGTTGCCATCGGGATGGCGTTTTTGTACCACTCGTTATAGGCTTCCTCGGTTACGCCTTTTTTCTTTTTCCACTGGCCTTTATTTTTGCCGGAAGCGTAGAAAGGAACTTGCGCTTCGCCACAAAATTCAGCGTTAAAGTTGACGCCCTTCGGGTCTACTCGGGTGTCGGTGCTACCGGAAGCAGTGGCACCGGCAGACGTTTCCGTAGAAGATGCCTGATCCGTCGCAGTCTCTACAGTTTGGGTCTGGTCGTTTCCCACTTCACCCGCACCCAGATTGTGGTCTTCGCTCTCAAATACCGGAGAAGACCGCAATTTTTCAGGGTTGGATGGTGCTATTACAGTTCTGCCCGCTATGGAGAGCAAAGCAATGCCGATGGCCTCAGCTATGTCCTTGCGGTCAGCGGGAAATTCTATCTTAATCATAATGATTTTCCTTCGTTTTGTTGTTGACAGGAACGCCATTAAACATTAAAGTGCGCTAACTGTCAACAATAAAAGTTAGGTACGGGATGCGTACGACGATGATTGAGATCAAGATAGGCCGACATACTTACGAGATTACCGAAAGAGACCAATTCATGGACAACGGTCATTGCGTTCTGCTGCTCACACAATCCCAAGAGACGATATCTTGGGGGGTACGGTACCGTCCCGTTCTAAGTAAACGTGCTATAAAAGAAATATCGAAATTTGAAAGAAAATCGGTTCCGAACAAAGACGGATCAACCGTTGGTATTTTCTGGTTGGTCGCGCCTACATGATTAAACTCCGCGACTACCAGCAGAACCTTGTTACCCTGATTTATGCGGCATGGCTTCGTGTTCGTGCGCTGTTGGTTGTACTGGCCACCGGTGGCGGGAAGACTATTATTTTCTCAAGCATCATGCACGATCATGTTGGCGCGTCCGCCGCTGTTGTGCACCGCAAGGAGATAGTGAGCCAAATAGCTCTTAGCCTTGCCGCCCTTGAGGTCAAACATCGAGTCATTGCGCCGCCGAATGTTGTGGCCATGATCAGACGAAAGCAGTTAAAACGGTTCGGCAAATCATACGTCGACCCTCACGCGCAAGCCGGGGTGGTGTCCGTTCAGACCATGACCAGTCGCGGCGCTGAAAAGAATAAAGAGCTGCAGCGGTGGCTTGCTCAAGTAACGCTATCGGTATTCGATGAGGGGCACCATTATGTTTCAAGCGGGCTATGGGCGAAAGCCGTTAAGGCCGTAAGCCATGCCAAGACGCTATTTGTAACCGCCACCCCAGAAAGGGCAGACGGTAAAGGGTTGGGCGCTCATGCTGACGGGTTCGCCGAAGAAATGATCGAAGGGCCGAGCACTAAAGAGTTGATCGAGAACGGCTACCTATCCTCGTTTAAATACGTCGCGCCGGATTCTGATTTGGACGTTAGCGGAATACCAATAACCGCCACCGGTGATTTGAATACCAAAGAACTACGGAAACGGGTCGTCGATTCGTCCTTGGTTGGTGACGTGGTTCAGCACTACTTGGCCAGAGCCAAGGGCAAAAAATGCATCGTGTTCGCTACCGACGTCCAGACCGCCGAGGAAATCGCCGACGCATTTAAAGCGGCTGGCGTTAAAGCTACGGCACTCAGCGGCGATACGGATGCAGGAGTTCGTGATCATGCTTTGGACGAGTTCGAGTTTAGCGACCTTGATGTTTTGGTCAATGTTAATTTATTTGATGAAGGTTTCGATGTGCCCGCCGCAGAGGTCTGTATTCTCGCACGACCAACCGAGAGTTTGGCCAAATTTTTACAGATGATAGGTCGAATACTTCGCGTTGTTTATGCTAAAGGCTACGACCTCACGACCGTACAAGGCCGCCTCGACGCTATCGCCAACGGTCCGAAGCCGTTCGGGTTAGTGATTGATCCGGTTCGTAACTGGGAACGCCATGGCATGCCGAATTGGCCGCGGGTTTGGACATTAGATAGCAAATCAAAGCGGGGCGGTGGCGGAGCGTCGGACACTATCCCGATGAAAATCTGCGTAGGCACGAAAGTACGGCCAGGATGCACGCAGCCCTACGAGGCGTTTTATCCGGCATGCCCGTATTGTGGCGCAATTAATGAACCCGCCGGTCGAGCAGTGCCCGAACAGGTGGAAGGCGATTTGATGGAACTGGACGTCGAAGCCATGGCCGCTTTATTCGAGCGAATGAACCACGCCGATATGAGCGACGAGGATTATGCCGTTGACCAAATTGGCCGTCACATTCCACGCGTCGGTCGTGGCGCTGATATGAAACGCCATCAAGCGAGCAAGTATCGCCGCAAGGTTTTACGCGAGTTGGTAGCTTGGCAAATAGGCATGCAGCCTCACGATCGTACTATGAGTGAAAAGCACCGACGTTTTTTCCATTTTTTTGGGATAGATATCGGCACCGCGTTTACTTTAAATGCTAAAGACACTGACCTTTTGATTGAAAAGATCCAAAAACGATTTACAGAGAGTATTTGCAAATGAAAACACTGACGCGCTGGCTCTTAAAATTCAACAACGATTTGCAGAGGACATGATATGACCCCCGAGGACGAGGCAATGCAAGAGCGTTTCGAAGCATGGTTTGAAGTGCAGTTTAACTCGGAAAGCGAACTTTTAGACATAACTGAGGATGGGTACGCAGATCCGATTATTAACGCTCTTTGGGTCGGCTTTTACGCGGGAGTTACGAACGCATGACCTATAACGACTGGGCGGCCAAACACCCGCAAGCAGCTGCCGACCTGTTTAACGTGATCTGCAATGCGCCGTGGCCACCGCCCGCCGATGTTGCCGAGAAGTCGGAAGCCTGGGCGCAGCAACAAATACGGCTTAAATTCGCCAAAACGGGCGGCATGGCTTGGCGCAATAACGTCGGCGCGACTCCGGCCAAGTGTCCTGATTGTGGGGAGAAACAGCGTCCGCTTCGCTATGGTTTGGCCAATGATTCGCAACGACTGAATGAGCGGGTCAAGTCCTCGGATATTATCGGCATCGTACCCAGACTAATAACGTCTGATATGATTGGGACAACAATCGCACAATTTGCATCGGTCGAGGCCAAGCGCCCCGGCTGGAAATTTACAGGAAATGAACACGAAAATGCGCAGGCGCTATGGCTCGCTTTGGTTGCCAAAATTGGCGGCTATGCGACGTTCTCAACCGGAGACTTGAAACTATGAAACAAACCAGAATGAAGCCTGAAGCACGAAAGGATGAAATCCTTGCCACCGCTTTAGTCATTGCGAGTATGACCCACTACACCAAGGTGACTCGCGAACAAATCGCCAAGAAAGTGGGCGTCAGTGGACCGGCGGTTCAGTATCATTTTCATACGATGTGTCAACTTCGCAAACAATTGATGCGCGCCGCGATTAAACAGGAGTGCTTGCCCGTTATAGCTCAAGGTTACGTAGCCAACGACCCGTGCGTCCTTCGAGCCCCCGAAGATTTACGCCGACGTGCTATTGAGTCGATCGGGATATGATAGCCGAACACACCACGGTACGAGATATGCCGGACGGGTCAAAACTCAAGCTCGTCTCGTTCTTTATCTCTCCCGACGGCAAGTACTGGTCAAATATTCCGAGCGAGACGGGAACGCTATTAACCGGAACGGCAGTCGAGCTTGAAAACGAGCGGACGCTGTGGGCTTCTTTGGAGCCTAAACCTTGATCACATACGGATCAGTTTGTAGCGGTATCGAATCGGCAAGTGTAGCGTGGGAACCGTTAGGCATGATCGCCAATTGGTTCAGCGAAATAGAGGCGTTTCCTTCTGCAGTTTTAGCATACCATTGGTCTAGCGTCCCTAACCTCGGTGATATGAATTTGCTGCCTGATATGATCCGAGGCGGCTTAGTGCCTGCGCCAGACGTATTGGTCGGTGGAACACCCTGTCAAGCGTTCAGCATGGCTGGACTACGGGCGGGTCTTGAAGACTCGCGAGGACAATTAACCCTAACTTATGTGGATATACTCAATGCAATCGACGAACAACGAAAAGGGCGGGAAGCCGTCTGCGTCTGGGAAAACGTGCCCGGAGTACTCAGCTCAAAAGATAATGCTTTCGGCTGCTTCCTTGCTGCACTTTGCGGCGAAGACGAAGAACTGCGACCGGCAGGGAAAAAATGGACGAACGCTGGTGTTGTGTTTGGACCACAAAGAGCAGTCGCGTGGAGAATCTTGGACGCCCAATATTTCGGAGTGGCCCAACGACGCCGACGTGTGTTTGTTGTCGCAAGTGCTCGAGACGGGTTCGATCCAACCAAAGTACTATTTGAGTCCGACGGCATGCGCAGGGATTCTCCGCCGAGCCGAGAAGCGAAAACGAAGGCTACCGGTGGAGCTGGAAGTCGCTTTGCGATCCCAATTAACTCAATGACCGTACAAGGCCGCCAATCGGACGATTTGAAGCCGAGGACGGGGAGCGGCATAGGTAAAGAGACTGATGCACAAAACACCTTATCGACCGCCCATCATCACCAAGTCTTTACTGGACATCGGATGGTCGCGTTCGGCGAATATGCGACCGATGAAACAGCGTCAACCATGAAAGCGCGAGACTATAAAGACGCGACGGATTTAGTCACCCACCCAATCCACGACAAAACGACCCGTCATGCAGGGAAGACCGGAGACAAGCACGCGGTTTGTATTAATAGCGAGGTTCATCGCCTCACCCCCATAGAATGCGAACGGCTTCAAGGTTTCCCAGATAACCACACGCAAATACCGTGGCGCAAAAAGCCGGTCGAAGATTGCCCCGACGGCCCACGCTATAAAGCCATCGGAAATTCCAAGGCCGTGCCGGTGATACGGTGGGTAGGAAAAAGATTATTAAAAGAATTAAGTTAGTGCTTGCGTTACCGGAAACGGTACGCTACTATGGCTTTACTAACTAAGGGGCACAACATGAAACCAAAAACAGCAACCGAGCGCGTACTTAAACACCGCGCCGACGCCAAAGGCAAAGGATGGAAGCGACGCGAGTATTACGCGACCAACGACGAGCACGCACAACTAAAACAACGACTCAAGGAGATTAGAACATGATCAGCAAATTACTCTACCGGCTAACCGCAAACCGACCCTGCGGGCTCATTGAGCTTGATAGCGGCCCTTATCTTGAGCGGTACTATCTTGGCCAACTGTTTGGCATTACGTTCTACCTGCACCGCTTCGTGTCGAGTGACAGCGAACGCCATTTGCACAACCATCCGTGGCGGTGGGGCCGTGCTCTTGTCTTGACGGGTTCGTATATCGAAGAACGCGCCATCGACCTTTGCCCGCATGCCAGTGATTCGGGTTGTGTGACTGAACGCCGCCGCATTCGATGGTGGAATACGGTCAACCACAACGATTTTCATCAGATCCATGAAGCCGAGCCGAACACCTGGACGCTGTTCTTCCATAGCGAGCGCGTTATGATCAACAAAGGCATGGCCAGCGTGTTCAAAGGCTGGGGTTTCTTAAAGCAAGAGTACGCCCCACTCCGTCACGCTATCACTGTCTTTGAGCCGTTCCCGTCAACTAGCGGAAAAGGGTGGCTAGAAGCGCCAACGGGCGATAAAGCAGGGAGGGTCCCTCATGCGTACCGGCGATAAATTGGTAAGCGTTGTTATGGCCATTG